CCTGCCAATCAGCTTCCTTCCCTTCTCCTACGCACATACCCCAGGGCCAACCGTGAAGACCACCCCCGCATTCGGCCCTCTCATTAAAATCATGAGCTTCAACTTCAGCGCCAACCTCGAGCGGCCACCTAAAACCGTTGTATGATTCACCATTAGGGCCAACGTATTTGACTATCAGAACCTCATTCCCATCATGTGTCCATTTGCCTATGTCCATTTTTTTCCCCCTTGTTTATTTTTTTTATCAGTTTATGTTCACTATGACTATTAAATCATATCTGTTGACGTTTGTCAATAGCAAAATGCAAGTTTTTTAAAATAATTAAAAAAATAATTTCTGGCCTCGGCAACCGGCTTGCTCAAAGCGATAGACAGACACCTGAAGGTACGCACAGGGGAACAGGGCTGGACAGACCGGCAGATGGTGATGTCTTTGGTGTTACTGAACCTTGCGGGGGGTGAGAGTGTTGAAGATATAAATAAGTTAGAGGGAGACGAGGGTTTCTGCCGGATACTGAGGAAAGTTGAGGAACAAGGCTTGACGCGCAAAGAGAGGCGGCAACTGAAGTGATGTTGGAGGAAAGGGCGGACAAGAACCTTTCCGTCGCCTTCGGCGTTATTTCGGTATCTGGAGAACTTTCATAATGCTGAGCAAGAAAAGTATCGTCAGGAGGGGAAAGCGTTTATTCCTGAAGCCAATGACCATCTCAAGGCCCTTGGAAGGATCAATAAAGAACTGCTCGGTTTTGAAAACAGCAAGGAAGAAACAGCCACCCTGGATATGGATGCAACCTTGTCTGCAACGTGGAAGAATCAAGCCTTATATAGTTACAAGGGAGATAAGGCGTATCAACCGCTCAACACCTACTGGTATGAGCGGGGTGTAATACTACACACAGAGTTTCGAGACGGCAACGTACCTGCAGGGCACGCCCAGAAGCGAGTATTACAGGAAGCGCTGGAGCAGCTTCCATCTTATATAACGAAGGTGCGGCTGCGCTCAGATACTGCTGGATATCAGCATGATCTGCTTGGATATTGCGACAAAGAGGATAACAAACGTTTTGGCAAGATAGAGTTTACTATCGGCTGCGACGTGACACAGGAGTTCCGCAGGGCAGTATCGGAAGTTTCTGAAAAAGATTGGAAACCAGTCTTTCGTAAGGTCAAAGATGAGTTAGTCCCGACAGGGCGGCAGTGGGCAGAGGTTTGTTTTGTGCCCAACAAGATATGTCATAGCAATAAAGGCCCTGAGTATCGGTATCTTGCGACCCGTGAAGAACTCAAGCAGACGGAACTGCCTGGCATGGAGAAAAGTGATGATGAATACTTGTTCCCTGTAATGAAGATCCAGGATCAACGGTACAAAGTCTTTGGTATTGTGACCAATATGGACTGGGCAGGCGATATATTGATTCCATGGTTATATCAGCGCTGCGGTAAAAGCGAAGAGGCCCATGCCGCAATGAAGAGTGATTTTGCCGGAGGTAAATTCCCCTCGGGCGACTTTGGAGAAAATGCAGCATGGTGGTTGATCATGGTTTTGTCTCACAACCTCAATGTTCTTATGAAGCGGTTGGTGCTGGGAGGTTCGTGGATAACAAAGCGTATGAAGGCGGTGCGCTTTGGGTTTATAAATATAGCGGGGCGGGTGATAGATCATGCCCGTAGGTTACGGGTACGGATATCGGGAAATCATCCCTCAGGCAGGCTGTTGATAGAAGCACGTCAGAGAATTGCCCGCATGGTGGTATCTCCCGGATAAATCGGAGGTGTGACAACAAAAATAGTTTCTCAAAAATAAAGCTTAAGGGAGGGGTGCGTCTTATTGCGGCATTTTCGGCAGCATTTGGTCAGTCTCGACGGTCGGGCCAATCACTGTAAAGAGAATTTCCACAAAATGAGCCCTCTGATCGCTTCAAAATCACCCGGCACTGGTGCTTCACTTATTTTGATGGTGGATTGTGGACATATTGCAAGGTACAGGGCGCAAGGAAAAGGGGCGACTAAGCCCCTTTTCTCGTGTGTCATTTCGTTTCAGGGTTAGGTTTCTCCTGTTTGGGCCGATAATACCACGGGGAGTGGCACGAGGGACAGACCATGGGCCGCCCCTCTTTGCGTGGATACCATTTCCAGCCGCACCGTAGGCATTCATAATGCTTCATTTTAATGATTTTCATTTTAACAGCCTCCTGTATAATTCCCTGGCCCAGGTCTCCCCATGGAGATTAAGATAAGGTGCGGGGCGCATTGTTAAGACTGTCAATGTTTTTGGGTCAGATCAGGTCAGCTGCAGAGCAGTTGAGTATTTTCATGAGTTGCAAAACCTCCCCCAGAGAGCGGCGAGCAATTCGTCCCTGTCGTCATCGTAATTTTCAACAACGTGTTTCCCGGCTGTATGTCTGCCCTGGGGTTCTACCCATGCCTCTATCCCATCCTGAGTGTTTAGCCACGTTGAAAACTCCTCGGCGTTGCGAGAACTTTGGTCTACAATAATTCTAATCATTTTTTCTTCCTCCCATTGTGTAAATTTAAATCTATTTATATAATGCATAGTCTGTGCCATAATAACTGATTACGATATATTATTTTAATAATGTACCATGGAACAGAATTAACAAGTAATATCAATGTGTTACGCGATTTAACTGCTACACAATAAGTTTGACTTTTGAATACTCATATGTGTGAAACTGTGGCATAATTGCTGTTTATGTCACCACAATACTGTGGCATTGGATGATTATTGTTTGAAATCAGGGAGTTAAGAGAGAAATAGGGGTTGACAGGATTTGGCAGGGGAGTGACATAAAGGGGCAACGCTACACAAATGGGGCGCAATGTAACAAAAATCGCCCAAAATCGCCCAAAACAGCCGAAAACGCCGGAATTTGGGGTTTTACAATCCCGCATCAAATTATTATTATAGAGGCACAGCCGCACCGGCGGTGCTATAATATGGACACGGCAGAGTGCCCTCTGCGTGATTTTATCAGGATTTTACCCAAATTTCTCTTGACGAATTAATGAGAGTTTGATATTATTTGGGTATGCCAGGTAAAAAATGTGACGATAACGTACACCCAAATCATCTCATCATTGCAGCCGCAGCGTCAGCAGGGGTTAAAACCGGAGACCTCGCAAGGGCATTGAATATTACTCCTCAGCATGTATCCCGGGTGAAGAAAAATAGCGAGGGAATTCAATGGGTTACACAACGTAGGATTAAAAAGGCCATCCAGGCCGTTGATTATTTCACCGACGTTAAAAACTATACTGGATACGTCAAAACAGACCGCGACGGGAACGAGGTTGCGGTAGGGCCAGACCTGAGAATTAGACCCGCAGACGTGCTCCGCGCCTCAGAAATGCAGTTAGACAGAGCATTCCCAACGCAGGCTAGAACGCTGGAAATCCAGTCATTCACCCAGGTCAACGTTTCGGCGTTGGATTTTGGACAGATGTTTCAGTCTCAGTTGCCTGCACCTCAGTTGCCTGCACCACTAGATATGGTAGCCCTGCCCGATAGCGATAGCACTGCCGAGTAGCAATCGTTATATATCAATGAGTTAGGATGGTAGCCAATGTCATCTAATATGTATTAGTTGGCATTGCATTGCCGAAACGTTGAAGGGTAGCATTAGGGTATCATTCTTTTCTGGCCGATCCCCCCCTGGTGGTTTTTTTTTGATAGGTAGTGGTAGTAGTGGAACAGTATATAAGGGGTCTACTTCACACAGACACTAAATTAAAGAAATAAACTTACTTCGTATATTACTTTCAATGGAGACCATCCTTTTCGTGTAATTCCATGTGGCAATTAAAACATCTGTTATTGTCTTACCAATAAGGTCTTTAAATTTCATTAGTGCAACTCAATCTCTTCCACTGAAACAATTGGGCCATCATCTCCAGCATCCTTATAAAAATTCCAATGCTGTTGCCAGTTCCATGTCGGTATGTTCCACTCGTAGCGGTCGCCATATTCTTCAGCCCATTTCTCACACTGTGCTATTGCGTCATCAAGTTTTATGAAGGCGGTAAACGTATCATCTGAGTGCCTGTCATACAGTTTTGCTAAATAAATCTTATCCATAGAGACTCCATCACGAGTGAATTGTTATAAGTTCATATTCCTTTTGTAATAGATGATCCAGCTCTAAGTCTCCGAGATCAGTTATAAATTCAGAAATGGGTTGAAATTCGTAAGGCTCTCCCGTATCTTCATCATATTTAATAATCGGCGTATGCTTTGGATCATAGTCGGGATTTTTGACTTGTATCGGGCCGACAATTCCCTGCAGAACTATATTTTTTCTCGTCAGTCTAAAAAAAGTAGCCAAACCACTTCTTGTTTTAAAGCTAATGGCATGCTTAAGAGTAAAAGAGCCATTTGTTTTTGCAACTAATATTATTTTAGTAGTAGCCATTGGCTTTCTTGAAATAGCTGTGTCAACTGGACGCATCTTGATATCATATATATCTAATATCCAGCGACCTGACATTTTAAATTTACCATTTATAAATGCTTCACGTCCTGCTCTGTTGAAAGTTATCATAAGTTATTTCCTCCTATTTAAAGGGTTTTGTATGGGCGGTGGGATTCAACCCACAGGACCGGGAGCTCTGGCCTAATGCTTTACCGGCAACAGCAATCTACTGACTTTAATCATTCGTCTACGCCCATGTTATTTAATCGAAATATCATTAATGCGCACATATTGTTCAAGTATGCTATTTTTCTTGATGCTTTTAATGTAAGAGCTTTTTTGTTCTCTGAAACAATCTTCGACAATCTCTACGCCGAGTAATGTGCATAGAGCATCGAATCTTTCACTCTCTTTGTTTTGACTAGATGTTTCGGTAGTTTCGTTTTTGACATAAGGTGCCACCCCTATATGACGGTAAGCATTACGCCTACCATGTCTTGCACCCGCCGTAAATCCAATGAAGTATATTATTAGAGCGCAGAAGGTCACAGGAATAAGATATATCATTTCAATCATTTCAAACATTGTTTTTTCTCCATTTAAATATTATTCATGTATGCTGTAGAAATGTCTTCCGGTTGAATGCCTGCATAAGCAAGCGTCTGAGCTATTGACGAATGGTTAAGCATCGTCATGACTACGTGCAGTGGAGTTTTGAAGTGAGTGAGTTGCTGATATGAGAACGTCTTCCGGAGCGAATGGCTCCCGAAGTTCCCCTTCAGCCCTATTGCCGCGCACCATGACTTTACCATCCTATTGAGGCTAGGCACTGTTAGGCATCCACCACCCTTCCTGCTTTGAAATAGCCAATCGCTATCCTTAGCATCGGGCATGGTTGCGAGAAGTCTTACAACGGCATCATGGACAGATTGGTTGATGGTTATGCGCCGGTTCTTCTGCGTTTTCTTTTCTTTCAGGCAAAACAAAGCATCTCCAGGTTGAAGTCCCCGGATCTGTCCGACGGTGATACGAACGATATCTGATGCCCTAAGATTTGTGTTGATACCTAAAATAAAGATAGCCAAATCCCTTGGATTATCGGCAAGCAGATCTTTTATTTTTGCAATATCTTTTAGACCCCGGATGGGGTCAACAGTTATCATTGAGCCTTTGGCCGGATGATTGTTACTCTGTGTCAGTTGATGGGCTGTCATATTTTTTCTTCTTTGTGATAGCCACATTTCCAACATGGCAGTGAGGCAAGAAATTTTATCGTTTTCTCGCTGAGTTCTTTATTTGGTATAAGTGAAGGCCATTCACACCGTATACATCGTCCAGGTTTTTCTCTTGCTTTAATTTCGTCTGGCGTTCCTTTACGTGCCACGTCTTTCATTTGCACAACTCCTCCGCAGTTTTCACCGCATTCCTGCCAATAATTATAAACTCAGGTAATTCATGACAGTTGATAACGCTCCATTCATTTGTGTTGATAACTAATTCCATTTCATTAGCATCTACAAGTTTTCCACTAAGGGTAGCAGTGTAATAGCCTCCCGACTCAGCGGTTATTGGTATGTCTGGCAAAAGGTGAAACGAATAGTTAGAGTCGAGCTTGTATGGGCGAGCAATAGATGCGGCCCATGTCCTATTTCCGAATGATTGCATTTCAATCCATTCATACCATGTTTTATGTCTATCTGCACAATTCATTTCTATAGTTCCCCTTTCATTTTTATATTTTACTTTACATTCATTTTACCTCAATGTCAAGTTTTATATTTTTGTTCCATTGCAATTCTTCTCAAAATGAATTAATGTTAATAAAGTAACGGTTAGGACTTTCATTCACTGAGAATGCTAGAAGGCCCCGGGTAGAGAGCGTATCTCTTTCCGGGGTTTTTTATTTTAAGGAGTATATGGCTGAAGAGCAAAAAGGCATAGTCACAATTAACGACGTGTCGTTTACCCCCGTGCCTGGGATAAAATATAAGCATGATTATGTAAGGTCTGCAGCTCTGATAAATACGCCCTCGCAATGGCACCAACTGAAGCCCCTGCTGCCGCCTGATTATCCGATAGAATCTTTGACCGCTGAGTTCGTGCAAGGGTTGGTCTATAGGAATTTAATATTGAATGATTTGTGGTTTATCGTTTATTTTGTGATCGGGGTACCTTCTGCCAATCATCCTTTTTGGGTCAAGATGTGTAAAATGATAGAAACAGGCCCTCGATCAAAGACCCTCGATGTTTGGTCGCGCTATCACGGTAAAAGTTCTTGTATAACCATCGCTGAAACAGTTCAGTATCATTTGAAGCATCCCGAAGAATGTACTGCAATTTTTTCTTTTAAACGTCCCGCCGCTGAGGACTTCCTTGATTCAGTGCGCAAGACTTTTGAGAAACCTATCATTAAATTTGCGTTCCCTGATGTTGTTTATGACAACCCGCAAACACAGGCTGCATCATGGTCACTTCAGAATGGGATAACCCTTAGACGTAAAAACACTTCAAGAAAAGAAGCTACAGTAGAGGCATCAGGCTTAGTTGAAGGCATGGCAACAGGCAAACATTTTGAGCGTAGAATCTATGATGACATAGAAACCGCGGACGTTGCCCATTCAATTGAGGAAATGGACAAGTGCTTTTCACGATTTGAGATGTCGTCGTATCTCGGGACAGGTCAGGACAGCGATATTGAGAAGGTCATTGGAACATTCTATAGTCATTCAGGTCCGCTTGTTCGCATTATGGAGAAACAAAAAACAGATGGTACCCCTGCTTATATTTCAAGAATAATTCCGGGCACACATGACGGTACCGCCAATGGAAAGCCAGTCCTTATGTCGGAGGCTAAACTAGAAGAGGAAAAAACAAAAGAGCATTTCAATTCGCAGATTTTGTGTGATCCAACCCCTAAAGATAGCCGGAAATTAAATCCCGAGTATTTGACCGACATAGATCCTGAAATGATACCAAGAGGGTGCATTCGCTTACTTATAGTTGATCCTGCCGGAGACGATAAGGGCAAGAAAGGCGATTCATGGTCGATAATTCTGTACGACATAGACCCTAAACCTGATGAAATGGGGGCATCTACAATTTATATTTCTAAGGCCATAATATCACCGCTATCAGAGTCAGAAGCGCCTGAAGAGATCGCCAGGATGTACCTTGCAGGCGGAATCATACAAGCGGTAGGGGTAGAGAAGGTAGCATTAAGCACGACAGAAATACACGTTGCGAATGCGTTGGCCGCCAGAGGTAGGCGTGTCTCTGTAGATGAAGGCACTCTCGTTATTTTGCGCCCAGCTGGCCGTGAGAAGAAAACAAGGATATTAAACGCAGTAAGTTGGCCTCTAAACAATAACAAAATATTTGTCAGCAAAAGCGTACCGAGCGCCTATAGAGACAGGATGAGGCTTGAAATGACGCGCTTCCCGTACTACCATGATGATTTCCTTGATAACCTTGCGTATCTTTACGACATGATTAGGGATTTAAAGTTAAACAGATATTCAGTAGCAAATCAATACGACTACTCCAGTCAAAAGGTCTACGCCGCCGGGATTTAAACCTTCTCATTGCTCCACGTGACACACTTTTGCCACACTTATGATGCTTTTTCCTTGACAATGCCACACTATTGGGGTATTATTTATCCAGGATGGGTAAAAAAGCAACATGGCATTAACCGATTTATCCAAGCTCAACAGGCAGAGGTTGGACCAATTAGGCCGCGAGTTAAAGGCCGAATCCATCCGTAATGAAGATCTCCGTAAGGAAAAAGAGCAGGAATTTCTTGAAAATCTCAGGGAAATGGAATGCATTTATGACCCTGATAGCATAGCCAGGCTCAAAATGACTCCCGAAGAGGCAAAGATTTACCCTGGCTTCATCCGAGGGAAGGTCATCCCTCTTGAAAGCAAGCTCAAGCAGCATCTTATTCCCGACAAAGACCCGAATTGGAATATAAACACTACTCCCGTACCAGCCATAAGCCAAAAGACCCTTGATTATGTTGTGAAAACGCTCATAGATCAGATGACGAATCAATCGGGGCAACAGATTACGGGAAATGATCTTACCGTTGAGCAAATAGAGGCTACAATCAAAGCAGTTACAGCAACAAAGGCTGAAAATATGAAGGTAGTTATGTCTGACCAACTCCTTGAAGATAAATATAAAGATATTCAGGAAGAGGCGCTTAAATCAGGCATACGTCAAGGCACGGGCATTATTAAAGGTGCCCTGTCAAAGCCTTATACATCCACGAAGATAGTAAAGCATAAAGACCCAGTAACCGGGATAACCTCGTTCAAACAGGAAACTAAGAATCATTTCCGGCCTTCAGGAGAATGCGGAAGCATCTGGTGCGCTTTCCCTGATATGTCATCGGTGACGCTTGATAAATGCAGATTCTGGGACACGCTCAGGAGCGATACCAAACACTTCATGAAGGGATTAGCCAAGAGAAAAGACTTCTTTGGGGATATCATTCTTGAATATTTGAAAAAGAATCCCAAAGGTACATATAAGCTCCGAGCATGGGAAATCGAAACCCTCAATACCGGGACGCATAACATAAACACCCCGCAATTCCTATCGGATGAAGGTTATTCTGCTTCAGCGCCTCAGCAGACAGTAGGCGTAACCCAAAATTACGAGGTCATAGAGCGAGACTGTTACATCGACGGATGGCAGCTCTTTGAAATGGGTATTGCTGAAGAGGTTGATATTGATTCTGAGTATTTCTGCAATGTCTGGCTTTTAGGCGACAAGATTATCAAGATAGATATGTGGGATGAAAAACTTTATACCTGCCTTGAAGATCTCTATCACCTATTCTATTACTACAAAGATGAGACTTCGATATTTGGGAAGGGACTGCCGAAGGTCGGGAGATATGTACAGCTCTCATTAGCTGCTTGCGATAGGAACATGCTCAGAAATGCGGCATGGGTAGCCGGGCCATGTGGTGACGTTAACGTTAACGGTATGACTGCATCACAAGTAAAAGACGCCAATCAACTTTATCCAGGCAAGCTTTATGTGGCTGATAAGGCTGGGTCAAATGCAAACAATAAAACATTGAATTTATACAACATCGATTCCCGCATCACTGAGTTCATAGCCATGAAAAATGATCTTCGTGCTCAGGGTGATTCTGATACTTCCCTTCCTTCTTACTTGTTCGGAGATACTTCGGGGAATGCCAAAGATACTCCGGTCGGCAATTCCAAGATGCAGTTCTCTTCTTTGATCGACTTCATTAAAAACATTGTCGGTAACTTTGACAAGATGCATAAATCATATCTCAATTCTATTTATAAGTGGAATATGGCTTTCAATCCAGATGAAAATATCAAAGGCGACATGGAGATTGAAACCATCGGATCTGCCGCCGCGATAATTAATGAGGCCATTATTCAGCAGTGGGCATTCATGGTGCAGAGCTTGCCGGATGAAGCCAAAGACCGGATTGACTGGGATTTCTTTTTGCAGATGTATGGTAAACATTCCGGCCTTCCTGACTATGACAAGATTATTTTATCGCCTGAAGCATATCAGAAGAAAGTGGAACAACGTCAGAAAAATCAGGAAAGACAGATGGCGATACAAGAAGGACTTGCACAGGCCAAAATGAATAAAGACAATCAATCTGCCGCCAAGACGATGGTAGCGACTGAAAAACTTAATGCTGAAATTCCCCATAGCACAGAGGGCAAGGCCATAGATAACCAGAGCAAACAGATAGACAATATCGGCAAGGTTGTTGATATGAAGCATAAGAATGCTCAGATTCAATCAATACAGGCAAATGATGTGCTGAAGGCTGCTGAAGCCATAAAGGGGGCAAGTGAGCCAGTCCCGGCGTAATAAAGAAGATATCCAAAGGGATATCAAAGACTCAATGACCAGCCAAGGATTATTCTTGATTGGAGAATTGCTTCAGGCGCTCATCCATGAAAAGCGCTGCGAAAATGATAACGCCGTACCTTCTGATGTTGTTACAAATCAGGGGATGATTGCGGGATATTATAAGACTGCAAAATCATTGTTTATAGAAACCGATACGTGGAGGACTTGATATGGCGGGCACTAAGAAGAAGATCAAAAAGAAAAAGAAGAATATGAAGGGTGGCATGGCAGGTAAGGGTTCATCCAAGACGATAAAGGATGCCGGGCCTATGCCTATGGCCCCAGGCATGGGGGGAATTGCCGACTAATGGACTGGAAGAAGATGCTAGCCGAAACCTTGCTGGAACTTGGAATCATAAAGGGGACTTTCACCGGCAAAATCGAAATAAATCTTAATCAGGCGACAATAGCCGACATAAAGAGGACTGAAACGCTGAGATAAATTAATTCACACATAAAGCGGTTAGTTTTCCCTCGAAAGAGGACAAGAAAAGCCCGTAGACAAGGAGAGTTTAAAAGCCTCCACGTTTACGGGCTTTTTATTGAAATAAATTTAAAAACGCTGAACGCAAGTCAGCAGGAGAAAGCAAATGGCAGATGAAACAAAAGTAGAAGAGAAAACTGAGTTTGACAAGCAGTTCGATAGCGTAAATCCGTTTAATATGCCAGCGGTAGAAAAAACTACTCCTGAGCCAGAACCGGAGCCCGTTGTCGTGCCTGATGAAAAGCCAGTTGAGATTAAGGAGCCTGCAGTTGAAGAAGAAAGGGTCGATGAAAAAACAGTTGCCGATGCCGATAATGATGGCAAAGACAAGGCACATACTGATGGTTTCGATAAGGATAAGGTCAATAAGAAGGGCAAGCCAATAATCGGTGATTACAATGGCAAGACTTGGAAAGCAAGGCATAAAACAGCAGAAGGCATCATAAAGTCTGAAAAGGCAAAGCGTGAAGCTGCAGAAAAACTTGCAGGAAAAGCTCTTGCAGACAAGGAAGTTGAGATTGCAAGGCTAATGGCTGACTTTGAGAAGAGACAGGCAGAACCGGCACAAGCCACAGGGCCAGATCCAATTGATGGACTGGAAGAAGCCTTTACTGAGGCTGTTTACAATGGCGACAAGCCACTTGCGGCAAAACTGAGGAAACAGATAAGAGAGATTGAACGCACTCAGCTTGTCGAATCTCTGAGGCAGGAAACAGACGGCAAAGTTTCCTCAATGGTAAGTCAGTTGACTGAAAAACAACTTACTGACGTAGTCGTGAATAAGTCTATTTCTCAATATCCTTTTCTCGATCCGTCGCATGAAGATGCTGACGAGGATGCTATATTGCTCGTTCAGGCCAAACGCCAAAAGTATCAGGCCGAAGGAATGAGCAAGCCAGCAGCGCTCGAAACAGCGGTAGCAGAAGTGGCCCCAAGATTTGCTATCAAAGTGAAGGCATCCACGGATGCAAAGCCTGAGTCTGAATCCGAAATCGACCCTGAAAAAATTGCAGCTACAGTAGCAGTAAAAACCAGTAGTGCCCCAGTGAGAGCTGGAGGCAGACCAAAAGTGGAATCGTTTGATGATGCGTTTAATGCGGTGAACCCTTTTGGTAAAAAATAACCAATAGGAGGATTTAATAAAATGGGATATGGAACAACAACA